CGTCCGCCCTTCCATCGCTAAAGAATTTTGGACTTCTATCACGCCTACCCTAGCAACTGGTGGTAAGGCGATCATCACATCAACCCCGAACTCAGACGAAGATCAGTTCGCTCTAATCTGGAAGATGGCCAATAAGACTGAAGATGAATTTGGTAACACGACAGACGTAGGGGTCAACGGCTTTAAAGCCTATCGTGCTTACTGGCGTGAGCAACCCGGTAGAGATGACACTTGGGCTGAACAGATGAAAGCCCAACTAGGCGATGATCGTTTCAATCGTGAAATCGGCTGTGAATTCATCATCGCGGACGAGACTTTGATCAATCCAAATACGTTGATCATGCTTGACGGTATTGAGCCTACACATCGCATGGGACAGGTTCGCTGGTATAAGCGTCCTGAGAAAGGTAAACTGTACGTAGTGGCTCTCGACCCCTCATTGGGTACCGGGGGCGACCCTGCTGCTATTCAGATTTTTGAAGCAAGCACGACTACTCAGATCGGTGAATGGAAACACAACAAGACAGACATTCCTAGTCAGGTTAAACTATTAGCAGAGATCACCAAATACATCACGGAGATCACCGGTGAGCCTAATAATGTTTACTATTCTATTGAAAATAACGGCATAGGTCAAGCTGCTATTGTGTCGCTAAACGAATATGGGGAGTCAAATATTCAAGGTATTTTCATTAGCGAGCCAGGGAAAGGTAAAAGAGGATTCAACACCTCTAACAAACCAAAGCTAGCTGCATGTGTCAAGTTCAAGACATTGTTAGAATCAAAGAAGATGACTGTCAACAGTCGCTCTTTGATCAGTGAACTCAAGGCGTTTGTCGCACACGGGGGCAGTTATGCAGCTAAAGTGGGAGATACAGATGACTTAGTGATGGCTTCATTACTAGCAGTGCGTATGATGACGCAACTCGCAGACTATCACGGTGACTTGGAGAGCCAAATCCGCGACCACGAAGAAATGGTGGCTCCGTTGCCCTTCTTTGCCGTCTTTAACTAGGTTGGCATAAATATCATTATGGCACTTGACACGGAATCATTCAACAAGGAACTCTATGACCTTCTCAAAGTGAGGGGTTACAAGCCTGTTCCGTTAGACTACCGAGACCAAAGGGTTGCGGCTTCTCAGGATGCTGATGTATTCGAACTTACATTTTCTAAAGACGGAAAAGATTACGGTAAGGCTTACATCACGCTTGATGGTTCCAAAAGTATCAAAGTCTACTTTGGCGAGGAACAACAGAATAGTCCTAACCATCCTACTCGTGGAGTAGAATATGATGATACTTGGACTGGTTTCTTGAAACATATAAAGCGATGGGGAGGACGCAGACAGCTTGGGTTCGACCTCTTGAACAAAGACCGCCTCGGAGATGACATGAAACAGAGAGCATACTACAAAAATAAAGAGAAACTCGGAGAGAGTTATCACGCAATGGGTAAGAAAGCCAGCTACAACGACGCTGTGCCTAGTGTGAAGATCGTTATTCAACACAGCCGTGCCCTCGAGGAAGGTGAACAACGTTATCGTAACGTTGCGAAGATTTTCTTAGAGAACGCTGACGGTGAAAGATTCCTTGCTCCAACAACTCGTCCTGGCATTGCTCGTGTATATGCTCGCCACATTGCAGAAGGCGGAGTGCCCAACGATGAACGCTGGGGACACATCAAATCAATCTGTGAAGAATATAACAAGATGGCAGGGTTTGTTCGTGCTACTCGCGGTAAGCAGTTTACTGAATCTGCTCAATCACTCATCAATGAAGGTGCCAATCACTATAAAAATCTGCGTGAAACTCTCAACAGAATGACAGGTCATCGTGGGTATAATACTTATTTTGAATCCTGGACCCCTACTCTCATGGAAGATGAGGGGGACGATTCTATCAATGAATTGTTTGTACAAGAAACTGTAGACCCTCGCATCGAATCAGTGATGCCAATTCTATCTCGCCTTCGCAAGAATGTTTCTGAAGTTAAAGAAGTCGATGCTCTCGCCGAATGGGCAGACAGTGTCATCAATGAAAATCTAGTAGAGATGGAAGATGAGATTGGCGTCGCCGATGAAGAGTTAGAAGAAGACTTGGACGCAAACCAAAAGCGAGTAGGTCAACTTGGTCCTTATGAAAAGGTAGGTCCTAAAGGTGCCGTAGGAAAGTTAGTTGGTGGTGAATCAAAGCAGAACTACGAAGCTCCGATCAATGAAGGTGAAACTGAACTATTCAGAATCAGATCATTGATCATTAGGTAAGTGTAACTAGGTTACCCTTTTCTTCCCAAATCGCAAAGTATTATTATATATTGCACCCGATTATCTTGTAAATACTTCGTACATGAGTTATAAACATAACTTATGTTCAGTTGTCTCCGACAGCAAAACATTTAACACTTACAAAGCTCAACTTAGGCACATTTATAAAGGAGAATTTACAATGGCAAGTCTAGCAGAAATCCGTGCCCGGATCGCGGAACAAGAAAACAAGGCCCAGACCAAGGGTCAGAATACTCAATCAGACAATGCAATCTATGCTCACTGGAACATGGACGAAGGTTCAAGTGCAACAGTTCGCTACCTGCCCGATGGTAATTCAGAGAACCCGTTCTTTTGGGTAGAGCGTCAGATCATCAAGCTGCCCTTCAATGGGGTCAAGGGTGATCCTAACGTAAAACAAATCACAGTTCAGGTTCCTTGCGTAGAGATGTACGGTGAAAACTGTCCTGTTCTCGCAGAAGTTCGCCCTTGGTACAAGGATGACACCCTTAAGGAACTCGCTAACAAGTATTGGAAGAAGCGTTCTTATATCTATCAGGGCTTCGTTCGTCAGAATCCTATCGGCGATGATGTTACCCCTGCTAACCCTATCCGTCGCTTCATTATCTCCCCTCAGATTCAGACTGTTATCAAGGGTTCTTTGATGGATCCAGATATCGAAGAATTGCCGACTGACTATGTTCGTGGCCTTGATTTTAACATCAAGAAGACCAGCAAGGGTGGTTATGCTGAGTATTCGACTTCCAACTGGTCACGTAAAGAGTCCCCGTTGACTGAAGCTGAACAGGCCGCTATTGAAGCGCATGGTCTATTCAATCTCGCTGACTTCTTGCCGAAGAAGCCATCTGAGGCTGAACTTCGCATCATCAAGGAAATGTTTGAAGCATCGGTTGATGGTCGTCCATACGACAGTGACAAGTGGGGCGCATACTATCGTCCTTACGGCCTTGCTGCTCCTTCTAACCAGTCGGCACCATCGGCAACCGTTGACGCTGAATCTGCTCACAGTGTACATTCACAGTCTATTCCTGACGATGATGTCCCGTTCGAAACTTCAGAACCGGTAGTTGTGCCTAAGGCACAGTCTACTTCAAGTGACAAGGCCGCCGACATTCTAGCCATGATCAAGGCTAGACAGACTAACAAGGCCTAATGAATCGGGGGAGGGGAAACCTCCCCCTGTTCTCGCAAGGAGTAGACCATGACATTACCAGACGAAAGATTCAGAGCATTAAAGCAAAGCAAGAAATTGCTAGAGGAACTTTGTGATCCGGGCAAGACGCCTAGGACACCAAGCATCATTCGTGACCGCGCACGTGGGATTCTGAGACATTTTCCAACAGATTATGATTTAGATCAGATCGCAAACAACAGTCCCGAATTACTTGATAAAGTTGCATTCTCTGATAGAGTTTTGAAACAAGTAAACAGATAGGAATATAATGACAACCAAACCTTTTGACATCAGCAAGTTCCGTCGCGGCATCACCAAAGCTATCGACGGTCTTAGTATTGGATTCAATGACCCGACAGACTGGGTGAGTACAGGCAATTATGCCCTCAACTATCGTATTAGCGATGACTTTAACAAAGGTATTCCTCTTGGTAAAGTTACTGTCTTTGCCGGAGAGTCAGGCTCAGGGAAATCCTATATCTGTTCCGGCAATCTAGTGCGTCACGCACAAGAGCAGGGTATCTATGTTGTTCTAGTTGACAGCGAAAACGCATTGGATGAAGCATGGCTTCATGCTCTCGGCGTTGACACTAGCGAAAGCAAGCTGCTCAAGCTGAATATGGCAATGATCGATGACGTTGCTAAGACTATCAGCGAATTCATGAAAGAGTACAAGACACTGCCTGAAGGTGAGAAGCCTAAGGTTCTCTTTGTCATCGACAGTCTCGGGATGTTACTGACGCCGACTGACGTTAATCAGTTTGAAGCAGGTGATATGAAAGGTGACATGGGCCGCAAGCCTAAGGCACTAACCGCACTTGTTCGTAATTGCGTTAATATGTTCGGTAGTCACAACGTGGGACTTGTTGCAACCAATCACACGTATGCTTCACAGGATATGTTTGACCCCGATGATAAGATCAGCGGCGGGCAAGGCTTTGTGTACGCATCAAGTATCGTCGTTGCTATGAAGAAGCTCAAGCTCAAGGA